TCTCTAGCAAATTTTTTGTAGTCAAAATAATCTTTTACCTTGTCACCTAAAGCTGACTCTAAATCTCCCACTAAATCATATACATACCATTCGGCTATAGCTTCGTTACGCATATCTGTAATTTCTTCGTAATACGCTTCTGCTTCTGCTTCAGTATCATACTGGTATTCCCAGTCGTCCATAATAAGATTATATACGTCACCGTTAGCAACTAAAGATAAACCCAAGTCATTCCAATCAAAATAGTTTTCAGCTAGGTCTTTGGGTATGTCATTTCCGTAAACTTGGTCTATAAAGTCGTAAGCATAATCGAGCATAGAATCATACTCTCCTGCGTAAGCCTCTTCTAAATAGTCCTTAGAAGCACCACCCATATCACTAGCAACTTTTAATATGTCGTATAAGTCAAGCCCTATATCTTCTCCAAACTCTCCTAACTCTTGTAGCTCGTCCCAATTATTTTCTGACATACCATAGCCGTCCATACAATAATCACTTATGCCGTCTGAATCCACAAACTCCCACTCTTCTACTTCGGGAGGGTAGTTTTCAAAAGATTCTTTTAGACCGTCTTGAAAGTCGTCCCAAGAGTTAAAAGAAAAGGGGTATATGTAGAAGCCTTGCCCCCGATAGTTGTAATCGTAAGGCTCCATAAAAATCCAAATTTTTTCTAGTTTCATATCCTATTTATCAATTCGTCAATTAAATCCGTTTCTATACCTCGTCCGTATTCTCTTTCGGCAAGTGTATAGGCAATGTCAAGTTGAGCAATAGCCCCTCCTGCGTCACCTGAGTATAACAGGTCACTAGCAAGAGTCATTACGTCCATTATTTTAGCTGAAGGCATAGACGTAAACTCGTCAAGGAATACACCCATAATAACCTCCGACAAGTCGTCGTAGCGTAGGTAGTCTTCTATAATTCTAGTTGCGCTCATTCGTCTAACATTAACCAAGCACCCAGTTTGTCTTCAATTTCTATAAGAAGGTCTGCAACATCGTCCTCTAATTCAGGTGACATAACACCCGTGTCTACAAGATATTCCATCTTGTCGAAAACCTCTCGTATAATCTTTCTAAAAGTCATTATGAGACGTGTACTATAAGTTCATAATCTGAAACAAGGGAATATGTTGCGTTCCCGTAAAATATGTCGTCTATTATTTCTTCTAAAACAATCAGCTCGTCGTCTGTAAATCCAAACTGGTCTCTAGCTTCAAAATAATAGTCGTGTGTATAAGGAGTGTCTTGAAAACCAACATAGTCAAACATTGTTTCAATTTGAGAGATCATCTCTCTACCTTCATTACTTATCTTAAATTTTCTTTTCATAGTTCTATATATTCAAAATCGTAATTGTACGCATATAGCGCATCGTAAATTTCTTTTAGTTCAGATTCCATAAAGCCAAACGTATAGTAAATATCGACTACCACATCGTTACCATCTTGGTAAATGTCGAAGTCTAAACTGCTGTCAGCAATAAGACTTTCAATTCTATCTACCCTTGCTGTGTAAACTATTATTTGACCTTCTAGTCTCATTATCCTAAATAATCATATAACATATTTACACTATCCATAGCAAATTCCAAGTCTACTGAAGTGTCATAATCATTAGTCTTTATAATTACTTCACCTAACTCGTCTCCTTCTTCTAATTTTATATTGCGAAAAATATCTCCAGGGTTTCTAAAGTAGTCTTCTATAAAGTCTACGACTTCTTCTAAGTAAACTTGATATACTATTAAATTATACATTATCTATCATTTTAACTTCCGTATTTAGCCCCAAATCAAATCGTGAAGGTCATCTAACTCTCTCTCTATTGTACGCTGGTCTCCGTAGTAAAATAAGAAATCTAAAAGGTCTTCACGCCCTTCGTGTATCATATCATAGCTCACTAATTCCTTCAAAAAGTAACGATCCTCAACATCATAGCCTGAGTCCGAAAACGCTTCCATAATTCTATTAAAACCTGCTGAGTCGCTTACAAGGTTGTATAACTCCTTAAATATCTCTGAGTCTCTGTTAAATTTATATTTCATATCTATTTAATTACCGTATTTAGTAAATATCTACGTCGTAACCATTATCAAATAGCAATTTCATAATGTCATCTGATGCCTGTCTTGGCGAATCAATAATAACATCAAAACTATTTTGATATACGTGTACGTCTTCAAACCATAAAAGGTCGTCAAAAAAACTTGCTATAATATCATAGACTTCTTGAAAGTCTGCGTCGTATACAATTAATTCTTCCATTTTAATTTCCGTATTTAGCTTTAATTGAACCGCAAATCTTTTCTGCTGTTTCCTTGTTGCCGTAGCGTTTCATTTGATCCGCTATACATTCGTCCCAGGGGTAAGCTGCAAGCTCTACGTATTCGTCCTCTAAGTTAGCAAAATTATGGTAATTACCAAACATTTGCTTAAATCTAACTTTCAACAACGCTCTATAGTATTTTACTTTCATATCGTTTAATTCCGTTTTTTCTTCAACAACTTCCGTTTCTTCAATTTTTTCTTCAACCTCTTTTACCTCTCCGTCGTACTCAATAAGAACACCCTCGAATACTTCTAACTCAACACCCCCTTCGGTTTTGTACTTGCCGTTGTCAAGTTCAATAGGCAGCCCCTCGTCGTCAAGGGTAAATACCGTAGCACCTGCTGAAAGACTTTCGCCCTCGGTAGCTAGTACCAATCCGTTTTCTAAGTTTACCTCTGCGTAGAACTTACGCTTAATAGAGTTCCAAATTCTTTTTACTACGCTTTTCATATCTGACTTTTTTACTTTAGTAGACATTTCTTCTACTGAATCTAAGAAATAACCCTCTATAGAAAACCCTCGTATCTCACCATCTTTTACGGCTTGCCACATTTCGTCATTAGCAACGTGAACTCGTACAGCCCAAGTACCTTCAGGCACGCTAAGTCCGTAGTGCTTAGTTTTATCCATATCAGGATTTTCTACTATCCACGACTCAACCACGCTAACACCATCTACTTTGTCCTGGTGTTCAAACGTATGCTCGTTAGTTCGGTTAGACTTTAGGAATAACTCTGAAGCTAGTTTAACGGTTTCCTTAGAAAAATAAACGTCATACTCTTCGTCGCTTAGTTCGTCATAGCGAGGTATGTTTTTATCGGGGATCAAAGCTGCACCAATTAGCGTGCGCTTCTCTTCGTCGATAGCTGCTAGACTTAAAGCCTTCTGCTTTTTATCTTTAGAAAAGAATACAAAGTTTTCCTCTATAGCAGGAAACTTTACAAGGCTAATAGCCTCCACGCCAAAAGCGTCTCCGTCCTCTTCTATAAGTAGTTCTACTAATTTTCTGTTAGCCATCTTTAAGTTGTTTTAGAAGTTATCTCCACCCTTGTTGTGAAACAATATCTACTGAATAGCCATTTACTGCTCCGAGGGCTTCGTATATCTCATAGCTAAATTCATTACTACCCACAGCCTGCATAGTAAATTCTGCTACTGCGTCTTCTAGTTCACGTTCTACCCAAGAGCTTTTTTCACCCCCCATAGAAACGTCTATACGTTTTCCGTATTTATCGCTGTCTGAAACATAGTAAACTTCAAAACCGAAGTCTTCTATTATGTCTATTAATAAGTCTAATTCGTAACCGTAATTCATCTTTAAGTTGCTTTATACTATTCTATATATACCTGTTTATCCAGGATTGAGTGAAGTTTGTCCGTACATATTATTGGCTTGCATATTAGCTCCCTCTAGCTCGCTTTGTACTACATAAGCCTGATTGTTACCCTCTTCAGGTGAGTCTAATCTAGCTACTCCCGAAGGCACTAACGCTTGTACGTTAGGACGACCACCACCACCACCTCCGACGCTTCCACCCCCTCCGTCAGTTGCTTCGTTAAGGATTGACTTAATACCAACAAACGAACCTAAAATTGCCGTTGTAATAACAGCGATATTTCCTATATAGTCCCATACTGTCAAGCTACTCTCGCCTGCTGTTTTTATACCACTAGACAACGCTAGGGCTTGGTTAAGCAAAACCCCTGCTATAGCAAAACCTTTCTGAGCGTCAGAGTTTTCCTCAGCAAGAGCCTCCATAGTTCCAAACATTTGTGAAGTCGTTTGTACTGCACGCTTCATTGACGCTTTCCTTACTTTAATGTCTAGGTCTGCTGCGTCTTGTACTATGTCGGCTCTTTCCTCTTCGCCTTTTTCTGCTATGGCAGTCAGTTCGTTTTCGTACTCTTCCTCTACCATTTTAACAAGCTCGTGGTTTTCTCCTGCCTGAAGCATACGCCTATCGAACTCTTGCGCTGCCCTCAATTCCTCTTTAGCTTGAGCGTCATAACTCATCATTATTTCCTCTTCGTGCTTTAACTGCTCGGCAGTAAGCTCCCTATCTCTTCCGTCAGTACGGATCACATACATCTCGTCCTCTAACGCTTGCTCCTCAGCTAACGTCCGTTGCCTGTCGGCTTCGTCTTCTGCGTCCTTTTGGTTCTTAAAGCTCTTTTCTATAGCAGCTTTATCTAACTCATACATTTCTGCTAATAAGAGCAGGTCTTCCCAAGTGCCTCCTGCTTCTTCGAGCTTTTTCCTGTCGGCCTCAAGTCTCAGCTCTAAAACCTTTAGCTGCCTTTCTTCCTCGTCCTCTATTTTAGCAAGCATAATCTCTTCGCTCAGAGTCTTTTCTAAGTTAGCTAGATATTTAGCGTTAGCTTCTGCTTCTCTGTCCGCTTCGTTTTTAGTCTTTTTTAGGTCGGCTTCAGCGTCTCTTCTTTCCTGAGTCCTTGTCGTACCTACCTCTACCAATTCGTTGTACGCAGTTTGAGCAGCTAACTGTTCTGCGTTTAGTGCTGCTAGTTCCCCTTCAACAGTAGCCAACTCTTCAGTAAACCTCTTCTGTTGGTCTACAAGACTCTCCATAAATTTTGCGTTCTCTCCTGCTATCCCCCTTTGCACTAAAGCCAAATCTCTCTCTACGTCACCTCTCTTTTTTAGTATGCCTTCTATTTTGTCCGACTGCCTTATGTTGGCTTCGTCGAGTCTATTCTTAGCGTCTAAAATTTCCTGCGCTTGTTTAGCTTGGGTGTTAGCGTCAGCTTGTGCGTCTACATAATTTCCAAGCTGGGCGTTTACCTCTGCTAACGCTGTTTTTCTAATACCTTCTTCAGTATTTACGTCAGTTATTGCTTTTAGGTAGCCTTCTATACTTAGGGACGTTCTTTCCTGTTGGTCGGCAACTTTTTTGTTTAACTCCTGAGCGTGTTCAAGTTCAGGGTTAGTCAAGCCCAAAGCTGCACTCCATTTATCCCAATTCTCAACTAGCTTCTCGATTGCAATAATAGCTAAACCAATACCTACCGAAGCCCACGCAGCTTTTAGAATCTTAAAGCCTTTTGACAATCTACCTACCGACCTTTGTGTAGACTTAAAAGAACGAATAGTCCTCTGCATTCCTCTAGGAAGCAGGGTTGTAAACAAGTCGCCTACGCCCCCCCAATCCTTAGTGGTTTTTTTGCCTGCCCTCTGCATAGACTTGGCAGTTCTCTCTACTGACTTTTCAACCTCCTGTAACCCTGAATCGGCATTGTTTATGACGTCTACCGTCATATCCATTTTAGCGTCTTTTCTTGCCATTGTCTTTAATCAGTTTAAGTTTAGCCCAAATACTTGTGTTAGCGTCATAACGACCATACCACGTTTTATACAAGGGGTCTTTACTATACATATAAGCCTGTCCGACTACAACGGCACTCGGTAATCCGTAGCCTATTCTATTTATCCAGTTATCCATTACAAGTTCCAAGTTAAGTATTGGTTAGTAGAGAGGTTAAGGGTAATAAGAGGATCGTTTCTTAAATTCCATATAGCTCCCACACTAATGGTGCTATCGTCGCTAAACGCTAGTTGGACTATCTCTACGTCTAAAATCCAAGTAATATCTTTATTCGTTTCGCCTGCACACAAAACCTGTAAGTAAGATGGTCTACCTCCTGAGTCTTGCTTTTGGTTTATTGTTATAGTCCTTGCTGCGCCTGCGTCAGCTTCAGAGTTAATAAGCGTTTGACCAACACTACGAGACGTTCCTGCTGTGTTGGCTATAGTACCCTGATAACGCATAGTCATTACGTTACCTAACGTAGCAGCAGAGCCTCCTGTGTCTACCGTTACAATATCTACATTTACCATATATACCGCATTAGCCACTAGGTCAAATTCGTCCATACCTGCTTCTGAAGCAGCAGCCGTGTTAGCGTTGTCGGTGGTTTTACAAGTCATATAGAAAGACTGCTTGCTTGCAAAGATTCCGTTAGACTCCATAGATTTGCCTTCAGCAAAAGGTATGTCTGATATAACTTTTGAACCTGTCATAGATAGCCCTACGCTTTTAAGTTGCGCCATAGCAGGGTTGCCCCCTTTGCCGTGTCCGTTCCCTCCCGTAGTGCCTGCCTGCCAAAAGCATACCTCTGCGTCCTCGTCCCATACAAATCCGTTTTCAGTACAGCACGATTCAGTAGGGCTTACGGCTGCGCCTGTAGCTAGGTCTACAAAATTTACCGTGCCGTCTACATTAAAAGTCTCAGGATAGGAAGTACAAGCCTCTGTTTTATTCCAATCACTTGCATTTATTAGTTTTAGCAGCTCTAAGTTAGCAGGCTTCTCTTGACCTGTAGAAAAGTTAGAAATTTTTATTACCCTCCAATAGCTGTTGTTAATAAAAATCTCATCGTTCCATCTTAGCGTGTTTACATCGAGGGGGGTAAGGTATGCTTGACAAGTCATTATCCTTGACTCGGAGCTATACTCTTCGTGCATACGCCTAGCCCAATACTTTCTGTAACAGTGCATATTGGTAACGCCTGGTGTATTGCCTGCGTTAATTAAGGGGTGTCCGTTTTCGTCCCCCCAATTTATGCTCCAAGACAAAGCTATCGTACTCGTTGTTACTGGGCTTGTGCTGAACTCTGAAAAGAAAGGGTATTGCGTTACTTGAACTGCGCCTGTCTGAAATCCGCCTACCTTAAACTCCCTGTCGTT